GTCGTTCAGCGCCGACTGCGTGTCGCGCAGTTGCGCATCGAAAATCGCCGTCATCGCCGCTGCGTCGCCGAGGCTGCGTTCCAGCGCGGAAATGTCGCTGTCGAAGGCATCAAGCCGGTCAAGATCGGTCATCGTCGTCCCCTTTCAGGTCATCGGGAAATGCACGGGTCAGCGCATCGAGGCCCGCGCGCGTCATCGGAACAGGCCCCGCCTGCCCGCCCAGCATCAGTTGCAGTTCCGCTGGCGTCAGTGCCCAGAACGTGGCCGGCGGCAGGCGCAGCACGCATAGCCCCGCCCGCATTAGCCCCGCCCAGTCGAGCGGTGTCATTCCGGCACCGTGAAGGCCCGCGCGAGCAGGATCGCGGCCAGTCTGGCGGCCCCCAGCGGCCCGCCGGGGAAATCCACTGCCAGGAGATCACCCGCCTGCCCGCGCCAGCCACCGCCGCGCAGGCCCGCGACGATCACCGCCATCACGTCGCGGCTGGAAAAGGCACCGCCTTCGAAGCGTGCCACCAGATCGACCAGCGATCCGGTCTGCAGGTTCGATTCCAGTTCCGCCAGCGCGCCCAGCGTCAGCTTGGCGTCGATCACCGCGTCTCCGATGGTCACCGCCACCTCGCCCGCGAAAGGGTTCGCCATCAGAGCAGCGCCACGAATTGCAGTGCCCCCGCCGAGGCGAGCGAGACTTCGTATGTCGCCTCGCCGTTATGACTGCCCGCATAGTCGATGCCGGTGATCTGGAAGGCGCCTTGCAGCGTGCCGAAACCGGGGACGATGACCTGAAAATCGGGTGTCAGTCCGGCAAAGAATATCTGGCGCGCGCGCTCGTCCGTGGCGTTGTCCTTGAATACACCCGAGCCGGAAATCGACGCGGTTTTCACCCCCGCCCCGCCCAGCAATTCCCTCCAGCCGCCGCTGCTGTCGAGGCTGGTCACATCCACCGTTTCCGCATTCAGGCTGATCCGCGTCGCGCGCAAGCCGGCCAGCGTCTCGAACTGGCCGTCACCGGTCATGTCGATCTTGATCAGAAGGTCTTTTCCGTTCTGGGCCACCATCGGGGCTCTCCTTTATCGGGGGTTAAACGTCGTCGGCCACGCGGGCGCGAAAGATCAGGGTGATCTGGCGCATGTTGCCGGTGGTCGTGCGCAGGGCCTTGGCCTTGGTGAAGTTCAGCGCGACCAGTGTGCCGCGCGACAGCGTCATCGGCGCGCCCAGCAGTGCATCGCAGACAGCACCGGCGGCGGCCTTGGCACCGGCGAACCCCGCCTCCTCGCTCAGCACGTTGATCGCCAGCGCGTGATCGGCACCACTGCCGGTCTTGTCGGAGGCATCGCGCACATCCTCGTTGCCGATGACCACGTAAAGCGGCGGCAGGGTGCCCGCAGGGACAGCATCATAGATCGCAGCCCCGACAAGTGCGGCAAGCGCGGGGTCGGCAGTGAGCCGCGTATAAACCGCCGTTTGCAGTGCGGCAGCGACGGCATAGGTCATATGGCCACCTCCTCACTCGCGGTGCAGGTCAGGTAAAGGCCCTTGTCATCGGCCTCGGTCACGGCACTGATCCCGAAAAGCCGCGCCCCCTGCCGGAACCTTTGCCCCGGCTGCGGGCGCGACGGCGCGCCCACGGGGGCGGCGCGCAGGATGATCTGGTAGGGCACGCGGGACAGGCTCGCGGACAGCGCCGCCGTTTCGCGCCCCGTGCCCGGTTTGACCGAGGCCCAGACGCGGCCCAAAGGCTGCCAGTCGCTGGTGAAACCGCCTGCGCCATCGGGGGTCTGCACACGGTGTTCCAGCACCAGCGCGCGGGTCATCTGGGGGATGCTCATGCCCGCCCCCCCAGCCGCACCACGCGGTACGGATCAAGCAGCGCCATGATCGCGCCGGGCACCGTGCTGTGCCCCGCGCCCATGTCATGGCGGCAATCGAAATGATGCGCGGCCAGCATCAGGCTCGCCTGTGCCAGATCGGCAGGCAGGTCCGACCATTCCGGCCCGAACCCCGCCATCAGCCCGATCCGCACCGACCCATGCGGCGGGATCGCAGGCAGGATACCACCTTTCGCCACCAGCACGGGACGCGGCCCATCCGCCACCAGATACCAGCCGTCAGGATCGGTCAGCGTCGCTGTGCCGTCCTGCGCCACACGCGTCACATGCACGATGGCATTGACCGGCGCCACGGGCAGCACCTGCCGCACAGGATCGCGCCAGGCGTGCAGCGTCCAAGTGAAATCACGCTCGATCAGGATTTTGCCCGTGCGCGCCTCGATCACCGCCATGGCGGCGCGCAGATGGCGCAACAATAGCCCGTCCTGATCGGCATCATCGGCAAAGCCCGTGGCAAGGCGCAGATGTTCTTTCAGCTGCGCCACCGGCAGGACCGCGTCGGATACCGGGTTTTCTTCGATCAACATCATGGATTTGCTCCGAAATTCATTTGGCACAGCTGTCCCGGATACAGACCCGCCTGCCATGCTCGGACGGAAGGGGGGCTGCTAGACATGGCAGATCGTGCCTGCATCCGGGGGCCGGGCAACGCGCGTTTGACGGCGCGCGCCCTATCGGGTCAGGTTTAGCTGACCGCGAATTTCAGCAGCTTGATCGCCGCGAAATCGCTGACCGCCCCGCCCACGCGCTTGGTGGCGTAGAACAGCACATGCGGCTTGGCCGAGAACGGATCGCGCAAGACGCGCAGGTCGGGGCGTTCGGCGACGGTGTATCCGGCACCGAAATCACCGAACGCGATGGCAGTGGATCCGTTGGCGATATCGGGCATGTCTTCGGCGACCAGCACCGGATAGCCCATTAATCGCGCAGGCTCGCCCGCCGCCAGACCGTCAGACCACAGGAAGCGGCCGTCGTTGTCTTTCAGCTTGCGGATCGTGCCGGCGGTCTTGGAGTTCATCACGAAGGTCCCGTTGGCGCGGTAGACCGCACCCAAGGCATAGACCAGATCGACGATCGGATCGCCCGACTGGATGCCGCCCGCGACGCCAGTGGGCACATAACCGATATTGCCCCATTCCCAGATTTCATTTTCGACCTGCGGATAGGTCAGCATCCCCTTGGGCTTGTCGATGCCGTCACCATTGATGAACGCCCCCGCTTCGGAACGGGCGAATTTGTCCGCGATCCGGCCCGCAAGCCAGCCTTCGATATCGAACGCGCTGTCGTCCAGCAGGCGCTGCGACGCCTTGGGCAGGGCCGACAGTTCATGCAGCGGAATGCTGATCCGGTCGATCTGCGGCGTGGTGGTCTCCGTCATGCTGCCGGTCTCGGTCGCCCAGCCTGCACCCATTTCCGAATGATCGACCAGCACGTCGTAGGACGTCGCATCGACGGTGACGACAGAGGCCACAGCCCGCAATGACGCGGTCGACGACAACGTACCCTTGATCGTGTCGGCGGTCTGCGGGTCCACCAGATAGCCCCCATCGGCGGCCATCACGGATGACATCGCCTTGCCGTCCATCTCGAGCCCGCGCAGGGCGTCATCGTCGCCCGACCGCAGATAGGCGGCAAAGGCTTTCTGATGCGGTGCGTCCGGCGCGGCACCTGTCGCCAGCGCACTGCGCCCGGTCATCATCGTCTTGCGATCCAGCTTGTTCATGCGGTCATCCTGTTTCTGAAGTTTGGCCTGCAGGCCGTGGGTGAAAATGGTGAAATCGGCCAGGAATCCGGCGATTGCATCGGTCAGCTCGGGCGCGGAGAGATCTTCTCCGGTCCGGGCTTTGGGCACGGGGTTGGTCATTTCGGTGGTCCTTCGGGATCGGGGTTACAGCGGGTGCAGCAGACGGCGGGCCTTGTGGAACGCGTCCGCCAATCGCCGCAGGTCATCCGAGGCGCGATCATCGGCCTTGGCGGTCACACGCGCATCGGGCAGCATCGGGAATGTGACTAAGGACACTTCCCACAGATCGAGTTCGGACAGGCGGCGCGCGCCGGCATCGTCCTTATGCGCGCGCACGGTGCGATAGCCGATGGAAAGCCCGTCGATGGCACCCGCCGCGATGAGGCTCGCAGCCTCGCGTGCGCGGGCGATATCGGTCAACAGGCGGCCCTTTACCCAAAGGCCCTTTGCATCCTCCACCACCTCGTCCCAGACGCCGATGGGCTGGGACGGATCGTGCTGCCAGAGCATCTTGATCCGCCGCCCCTTGGCGAGGCTGATCCGGTAGGCACCGGCATCGACGATATCGCCGCCCTGATCGGACTTGCCGAATAGCGACGCATACCCGCTGATGACCTGGCCATCGGTGACGGTCACGGCCTGCGGCCCTGTGCAGAATTTATGTTCCAAGGTCATGATGTCCCTCCGCTGAGTGCCTTGACGATCTCGAAGACCAGAAGACCCGCGCAGCCGCAGACCACGATCCAGATATGCCATTCGAGCCGTGCGATGATGAATTCGATCCGTCCCAGTCGCAGATCGACATGGGCGAACCAGAAATCCGACGCGGGCGGCGGTGGCGGCGGGCGCGGCTGGCCGCGCAGGGCGACGATCTTGTCATCCATGCTGGCCGACCTCCTGCGCGGGCAGCCCGAGCAGACTGCGTTTTTCCGCATCCGTCAGGAACGTTGCAGCCCCCACCCGCGCCCATAGACTGTCGCGCTCATGCGACAGCGCGGCGATCTGGTCGATGTCGGGGCGGATCTCGATCCGCGCGCCCGAAAAATCCGACAGCCAGTCCGCGATGACGGAGGCGACACGGGTCGCCAAAGGCAGCACGGTCAGGCGGTAGAAAGCGCGGTTTGCCTCTTGGTAATTGGCATAGGTCGCATCGCCGGGAATGCCGAGCAACATCGGCGGCACGCCAAAGGCGATGGCGATCTCGCGCGCGGCGGCTTCCTTGGTTTTCTGGAATTCCATGTCGGACGGCGAAAACCCCATCGGTTTCCAATCGAGGCCGCCTTCGAGCAGCATCGGTCGCCCGGCATTGCGCGCGCCCTGATGCTGGCTTTCCATCTCGCTGACCAGCCGGTCGTACTGGTCGGTGGTCAGGGCGGACTGACCATCCGCGCCACGATAGACAATTGCGCCGGACGGGCGAGCCGCATTATCAAGCAGGGCCTTGGACCAGCGCGAGGCGGCATTGTGCACGTCGATGGCGGCAGCACAGGCCTGAAGCGCGGAAAAACCGTAATGGTCGTCCTGCGGGTGAAACGATTTCACGTGACAGATTGAGGTCTGGTCCTCGGACAGGGCAAAGCGGTGCTTGCGGCCATCGACGTTGTATTCATAGCCCATGGGCCAGCCATCCGGCCCCGGAATGACCGCCATCCGGTCAGACCGCAGAACGTGGATTTCGGCAGGCAGCGTGTCGATCGCCACAGCCTCCAGATAGCCGTTGCCGGTCAGCAGCACCTGCCCGAACAGCGCCTCGAGCAGCTCCGCACGCCCCTGCGCCGCATTGGGACGTGCCAGCAGCGCCTGCACGGGGTGGCGGTCATAGCGGTGCTCGTCATCCTGCACGACCAGCGGGATCGCGGCGGCCGCTTCCGCGATCAGGCGCACGGCGCGGAACCCGATCGGGTTGCCCAGAAAGCCCGTCCGCGTCAGCGACACCACATCGCGCGGCGACCAGGCGACGCGGCCCGCGCCCTGCATCGCGATAACGCGCCCCGTGGCCGAGGCCTTGGTCTGGGGCGCAGCGGCGGCCGGCTTGCGGTTCAGGAAATCAAACATGTCTTCTCCTCGAAGCAGTCTTTGCGGCGTTGAGATGAATGTAGCCAAAGGGGCTGAGGATGCGGTTACAGCAGCGCGCGGTGGGTGTTGCGCGCCCTGTGCTCAAGAACTTCCAGGCCTCCGGCGGGGATATTTGGGCTCGGACGATGGGGAAAGCGTGGTGACTTCCCGCACCTTCTTTTTTCCATAAATACTCCCGCGCGGAGCGCCCGAGCAGCCAACATGGGCTGCGACGGTCAAAGCCCCCTGATCTGCGGATTGCGCCAGTTGGCGGCGGGCGCGATCATCAGGTCATGGATCGCCCAGACCAGCGCATCGACGCGGTCGGGCGATCCGCGTCCCTGATAGCCCGCACCGGTCATCTGGCACATCTGGTCCTCAAGGTCGCCAAGGCCGCGCAGGTGCCGCACCCGCCCCTGTTCGTAAAGGGCGGCGACGGGCTCGGCGCGGGCGACCTTGCCTCGGCTGGCATGGACCGCGCGGAACGGCACCAGCGGGTCGATCTGGCGGATCACTGCGGCGACCATGTCACCGCCCTGATTCACCTCGGCCACCAGCCGGTCGGCATCGTGGCGCGCCACCGCCGCGATGGCGGCGCGCGCCCAGGCATCGGGGCTGGCGCCCTGCACACTGGCATCTTCCAGTACATAGGCGCGCCAGTCCTGCACCGGGCCATCCATGACGACGCCCGCCACGATGATCCCGCAGGCATCCGATCCCGCGTGCGATGTCGTGGGCGGATCGACCGCGACGACGATGCGCATCAGTGGCGGCGCCTCCGGAACCTGACAGGCGGCCAGCGCGCCCATCTGCCAGAGCGCGCCTTCGACATCGTCGAGCATCACACCCTCCAGCTCCTGCCGCCCCAGCGCCGTACCCGCATATTCCGCCGCCATTTCCGCCAGAAAACTGTCGGCAAGGTTGGCGCGGTTGGCGCTTGTGGGCGCATGGGTCACGACCGTGCTGGGCCGGTCCAGCAGCTTGCGCAGCAGCGCCTGCCGCCGCGGCGTCGTCGTGACGCAGACGCGCGGCGCGTCCCCCAACCGCAGCCCGAATTGCAGCATGTCCCATGTCGCCGCCGCCTTGCGCCATTTCGCAAGCTCGTCCACCCAGGCCGCATCGAACTGCGGGCCGCGCAGGGCCTCGGGTTCCTGCGCCGAAAACAGCGTCGCCTGCGCACCATTGGGCCAGACCAGCATCCTGCGGGTCGCGATCCACTTGGGGCGCGCATCGGGCGGGCAGACGGCGATGATCCCGCTGTCGCCGAACACCATCACCTCGCGCGCCTGATCATGGGTTTCGCCGATGACCGCGATCCGGCGGGAAGCCCCCGCGGCCATGCCGCGCACCCATTCGGCACCGGCGCGGGTTTTCCCCGCACCCCGCCCGCCAAGGATCACCCATGTCCGCCAGTCGCCGGGCGGCGGCAGTTGATGCGACATCGCCCAGAACGGAAAGAGATAGGGCAGCGCCAGCAATTCCGCCTCACTCAGGCTGTTCAGAAACGCCCTCTGCGCCAAGGCTGGCGCGGAGGCGATCAAGCCTGCGCCCAAGCTCGTCCCGGATGCAGTCGAGGTCGGCGATATCGCCGGGGTTTGCGGTCTGGGCAGCATTGAAAGCCTCCTCGGCGGTCAGCACCTTCAGATGCGCCGCGATCAGTTGATCCATACGGGTGATGATATTGCGGGGGGTGTCGACGCCGAGATCGTCGATGGCGCTGAGACTGTAGTCCAGCAAGGCGCGGATGCGGGCGAACAAGGTGGTGATTTCGCTGACGCGCGCCTCGGCCGCAGCCAACGGGGTGGTGTCGGGGTCGTGCAGTTCAGTCAT